CCGCCAGTAGGCGGTTTAGTTTCGGTTTTACGCTTATCCTCGATGAATTCTTGCAATCATATAGAAAAGACCAAGAGAGGTTACAAATAAGATATTAAACAGTAAGGCTAAGTAAATGAATTCCAATGCTAAAACCAGATAATGAGCTAATGGTGTGGTAAGGTTAATCATCTTAGCTATGCCACCCAAAAAGTATAAAAATATGCTCATGAACGCAAGATAGCCAAACAAGTGTGTTACAAACACCCTTCTGGTTAGAGGTTTGCCTTTTAATTGTGGCGCTATACCTTGCATTACATTATCCATTTCCGGGCGGGAAAAAGTTGCAACAGCGGCAAGACTGGCAATATAAAACCCAGCCAGTATTTGTAAAATCGCATTTACTAACTGGATTACACCATTATCCCCCAAAAAGTTAATATTTGTATCTAAAGCATTGGTTGCTGCCAATATAACTATTGAAAAAAAGACTGGAAGTATAAAATCAAACCAATATTTTTCACTATGTTTAATTCTTAAATAGTTTAATGGAGCGAATAGTTTGCTTGTGATAAACATTTACTCCTCCTTCATTTTCTCCAAAATTTTTAGCATTTTACTTGATAATTCTGTATGAATGCAATTTTGGCAAGTTTCAATTTGTGAGCTTAAATTAATTTTTTCTCTTGCTGCGAACTGAGCTTCAGAGATACTTTGAACAGTTTCTTCATAAGAGCTTATATTATCAGGGATGTCGTAACTGGTAGTTGTTTTTCTCTTATTTTCATAACGAGAGATCCGCAATCTGGAGAACCCTCGTTCTTTAGCAAGAGGAATTACTTTAGCTATAATGTTTAATGCGCTATTCTTTACGCTCTTAGGCGTCTTGATGATTAATCGTTCTTCGCGTATAACATCAGCTCCAATTTCATCTAATTCACTTGTATCTTTTGATGTTCTTGTGGCAGTAATTCCGCACAGATACCCTGTTTTAAATGATTCGGCAAAACTATGTGATGCTAAATAATCAATTTTTAGGATGGGGCGATAGCTAATTTCTTTGTTGTTTTCTAATTTTCTTAAAAAGCTAAAGTTTGTATTTTCTCTCAAAAAATAGGTGAGAATATCAGCGATCATTCCTTTGGTTAGTCCAGGTACTTCTTCCAATATTGCAGAATATTTGTTTGGGTGTAATTTGTTGAATGACTGAGTATCAATAATTAAATGACAGCTAACTGCGACGCCTTCTCCGTACTGCTTACGAACAGTTCGGCTTTTCCCTGTTTTTAACTCCGCAAATGCAGGGTCTGACGCACGACCGTTTGCATGTTGGAATAAAATAGCAAAGTACCTTTCTTCATCGTCCAGATACTTTGTTTCCACAACGCTAAATGAGGATGTTTCGTTATTTCTTAGATAAACATCAGTTGACTTAATATTTTTTATAAATGGAATAATTTCATACATAGGAATATTAGGGGCGTCATCTGGCGTCGAATCTATTTCTATTTCACATTCAACAATGTATCTTTCATAATCGTTTAAAATCATGCTCATAATCGTTTCCTTAGGTTAGTAGTTATAGATCAACAATATCCAGTGTTAGTTTCTTGATTAGTTTTCCGACAAAGTGAATCTGTTCTACTTGGTATTTTTCTAAGATTTCGGGCTCATAACTTGGATTGTCAGAAATTACTTTTAGTCTATATCCGCTTAGATACTGCAAGCGCTTAATTCTTGCTTTTCCTTCATATACAAATGCATAAATTCCGTCATCTTTGAAGTCATTAATTGTTCTATCAATCGCCACGATGTCACCATGCTTTAGGCTCATTTCGGCATTGTTTGGGTTGTACATGCTGTTTCCGTCGATAATCGCAATCGAGAGATTATTTGCTGTTTTGCGTTGGAAAATCTCCATGAACTTGTCTCGTGAAAATTCAATAGAACGAATTGTATCTGGGTAATCAAGGTTGATGACACCATCGCCGGCAGCAAGATGGTTATCAAGCAATGTGAGCTTAATTGAATCTGTGGCTATTGGCTCCGAAAACTCTTTTGCTTTTGTTACCAGAGTAGTGAAGTCCTCAGAAATATCAGGATCTATATCCGATGGGTCAACATCAAGAATCGAAGCAAATTTAATGATCGTTTCTTTGCTTATAGGTTGCTTGCTATTTGGATTCATGTAGTGGCTTACACCGCCCTGTGTCTTAATATCTAACAGATTAGCGATTTTAGCTTGAGTTAATCCCAAATTTTTTTTCTTTGTTTCATAAATACTTTTTAGGCGAGTTTTAATCTCAAAAAGTCTTTGTTCCGCTTCGCTCATTGCATCCCTCTTGTATCTTTTCCTGAATTATATTAGCCCCTCTAATAAGATCAAGAATAGTTAAAATATTAAAACTATTGAATAATGGAAATAGTTTTGCTAATATTTTGACATTCAGGAGGCTATATGAAATTAACCGAATATTTAGCCGAGAAAAAACTTACACAAGAACAGTTTGCTCGGCTTGTACAAAAAACGCAGGGATTTGTTAGCCATTATTTGACGGGTCGTTGCGAGTTAAGTGCGAAAACAACATTGGCTTGGTCTGCCGTAACTAATTATTTGGTTACACCGCACGAATTAAACCCGAACTTATACCCAAACCCAGATGATGGATTACCAAAATACCTTAGAACGTAATTTACCAATCTTTACCCAAAAGAAAACCATAAAAATAAGGCAAAAATTATGGAAATGAAGAAAGTTATTATCGAAATGATTGATCGGATTCCTGGGGGGAGAAGTGCGGTAGCAGGATTCCTAGGCTTTACTGAAAGTGAATTAAAGAATCGCCTTTATCAAATAAAAGGCCAACGATTCAAAAACGAAGAATTGATTGCACTGCAACTTGAGTATGGATGCACTGATTTTATCGATGAGCTTTGCCGTACCGCTGGTGGTCGTTTTGTGCCTGATGTGGCGGAGGATGAATTAGACAAGGTTGAGCTTGCCAATTTACAACTGCACGAGCTTTCCGCACGAGGCTTGTTATTTGCTGCATTAGAAACAGCGCTAGAAGACGGTGAAATCACTTCGAAAGAAGAAGACAAAATCCGTCAAGCATTGAGTAAGCATTTGGCTGCAACACAACATTCGATTGAATGTGCGATTGTGTTACACAAGAAATAAAAAAGCCACGAGGAGATTTCGTGGCTTTAACTAACTTCCTTTAATTGTTATTCACAGAGGTTATCTGCATGGAAAATATTAATCCAAACGAAAAAACAAGTCAAACGCAAAACGGCAAGATTCTAAAGGCTTTGTTGAATGGCGAGCGATTGACACAGCTTGATGCTTACACCCGATTTAGTTGTACTCGTCTTGGCGCAAGGATTTATGACTTAAAGCAGAAAGGACACAAAATTGAAAAGCAAATGGTGGTTGTGGCCAGTGGAAAACGTGTAGCTGAATATAGATTGGCGGTTTGATATGGAAAGACTATTCGACCCCGAATTTGTAGCTAGTTTAAGTGATAGAGAAAAATTCATAGCTTATGAAGGCATAAAACAACAATTAATAGAGCAGGGCGCAAGCCAAGAAGAGTACGACAGAGTAACAGAACAAGCGATTGAGGAATTAGAGATATGAACCCATCAACAATGCTTAAAAATACAGGAAGAGCGATTGCTTATCGTCCTAATCTTGCTCGTTTATTTGGTGGGGTTATTGCTGAAATATTCTTTGAACAAATTTTCTATTGGCAAGATAAAGCCGATCCTGTTCTTGGTGTTTATAAAACCCAAGAAGAGTTAGAAATTGAAACTGGATTATCGAGAAAAGAGCAAGAAACTGCTCGCAAATTACTGCGTGAAAAAGGCGTGCTAATCGAAACTCATAAACGCCTAGAACATCGTATGTATTACAAAATCGACTGTGAAAAATTAGACGAATTATTAGCTACATTAGCGAATGATACAAACGAACATTCCCGAATGCCCGAAAGTGACATTCGGGAGGGTGACAAAGTCGCATTCGTTAATACAAGAGATTACAACACTAGATTACATACAAATACCCCCTTACCCCCTGAAGGGGAATCGGCTGACGCCGACATGGAGGACGAAAGTGAATCATCTCCTACAGAAAAACAAGAATCAGATCATGTTGATTATTCAGGTATAGCCAATGCTTATAACGAATCTCTTGATAAAACTGGGAAGAATTTACCTCGAATTGCAGATCCAACTCACTTGAGTGACAAGCGAAAGCGTGCAGTAAAAAAACTATCCGATGTGTTCAAAAAACGATTTAAGAATAACTCTACACAAGCCTTTGCTGAATACTTTACGGATTTTATGACAAGCGCAGGAGAATTTTATTTCGGTGAAAACGACCGGCATTGGAAAGCAAATTTTGAGTATCTACTGCGAGAAGAAACGTTAGACAAAACTTTGGAGAATAACCTGTTATGACATCGAAAATTTACGATTTGGAGTATTCCTTGGTTGGGGCATTTTTGAATAGTGGACTATCCCCACAAGCTCGTGAAGTGATGAGTTGGTTAGAACCAGAAATGTTTGCCACATTCCAACTTGGCGCGCTTTACGGAAACATTCGCAAACAGGCTCGCAAAGATGATTTGATTGATATTTTACTGCTTGCACAAGACTACGGTGAAAACTTTGCCAATCTAGCCGAATTAGCGAGCGGATATGCTTACAGCGGAAATATTTTAGGTTATGCAAAGAAAGTCCATTCAGCTTGGGTAAATCGCACGGCTCAACAGGCATTGTTGAAAATGGCAGGGGAGTTAGCTAACGCAAAAGAGGAGCAAGTAAACCAAATTACTCAAAATGCACTTAACCAAATTCAAAAACTGCTTGTCATCAAAACGGAAATTAAGCCAATTGCGATGGGTGAACTGGTCGATTCTTACGTGGATGTATTGGAAAAACGTTCAAAAAGCGATTTCAAAGAACGTTTACTTTACACAGGCATTGAGGCGGTCGATAACATTCTTGGCGGCATAAATTCAACGGATATTGTCATTGTGGCGGGCCGTCCAGGAACAGGGAAAACAGAATTTAGTCTGACAGTGACTCGCAATATCGCCAAAAATCATGGCTCGGTTTTATTTTTCAGCCTTGAGATGGGTAACTTCCAGCTGGTAGATAGATTATTAAGTGCTACTGGTGGCGTGAGCGTTAAGAAATTACGCAATCCTGCCGAGCTTGATGAGGGCGACTATCATCGCTTAACAAGCGCATTGCAAGAAGTGCGGTCGCAAGATGTTTACTTTGTCGATCGTGGTGGTTTATCTGCCGATGAAATTTGCGCAATTACAGAAAACCATATTAGCGAGAAAGGCGCACCATCTGTGGTTGTAATTGATTATTTGGGACTGATGAATCACAAGCAAGAGCGTGGTGTAAATCTAACCCAAGCTATCGCAAATTCCATGAGCAAGCTAAAAGCCTTTACCAAAAACTTTAACATTCCAATCATTTTACTTTGTCAGCTTAACCGTGATGTGGATAGCCGTGCAGTAAAACGCCCTGCTAATTCAGATTTACGTGATTCAGGCTCAATAGAGCAAGATGCAAGCCAAATCATCATGCTTTACCGTGAGGGCGCATATAAAGCCGATTGCGATAATCCTTACTCTGAGGCCATCGTAACTAAGAATCGATTTGGTGGATTAGGCACAGCCTATATGAAATTTGATAGAGGTCACTTCCTCGATTGCGATCAGGCGCAAGCGTATCAATTCATCAACGAAAAACCACAGCAACAAACAAAAACCTATGCGGCTAAAAGTTATGGGAAAGGGGCATTGCAATGACAGAAACACAATTTGATAAAGATACATGGCAAACGCCACGCTATGTCTTTAAATGGCTATCTCAACGTTTCGGATGGTTCGATCTTGATGGTTGTGCAACAGCCAACAACGCCTTGACATGTCACTATATCGGCGAACCTAACTCAGATAATGATGAACATCAATCAATCGCAGATGACTTTCTGATGCCGCTTGAGCAAATGTTAGATGTATTGTTGGATGAAGTAGCGGAACGTTGTGCGGCTCCGTTAAAAATCTATGTGAATCCGCCTTATTCCAACGTTACACCATATCTACAACGCGCGAAAGAACTACGAGATGCAGGTTATTTAGTCGTGATGTTACTCAACAATGATAAATCTACTCAATGGTATCAAAACCACATTCAAGGCGTGGCGAATGAAGTGATTGATATCACAGGTGGACGAATTGCATTTATCAACCCTGTAACAGGAAAGGAAATCAAGGGGAATAACAAAGGGCAAATGGTCGTAGTCTTTGATCCAACAATGGAAGACTTGGTCACACGTTCAATTAGCCTTGATTTTATTAAAAAGGTTGGTGGGTATAGTAAATGAGTTTTGAAGAGCATAACAATCGCAAGAAAGCGAATAAGTTCGCCGAGTACATCACGGGTGAATCTTTGCGCCGATATTTGGCTGGGAAAGTCGAGAAATACTTAGGTAAAAATCCAAGCGTTTTTGATGGTGCAGCAGGCAGCGGACAGCTTGAGCAATTTATTCAACCAAGCAAGTTTATTGCAGTAGAAATTCAAGCGGAATCATGCGCGGCATTAGCCAATAATTATCCAGATGCTGAAATTCATAACACGAGTTTTTTCTTGTATCAAAGTGAGCCAAAAAGTGATTGTGTTGTAATGAACCCGCCATTCTCACTTAAATTTAAAGAACTTGCCGAAGAAGAAAAAGCGGCTATTCAAGCGGATTTTCCGTGGAAGAAATCAGGTGTGCTTGATGATGTTTTTATGCTGAAAGGATTAGCCAATGCGCATCGTTTTGGGTTTTTCATTATGTTTCCCGGTATTGCCTATCGAAACACCGAAAAAACACTCCGTGAAGTTATTGGGAATCAATTAGTCGAGTTGAATTTGATTCAAAACGCCTTTGAAGATACGCCAATTTCAGTGCTTTTCTTGGTGGTTGATAAAACCAAGTCGAATAACAAAATATACCGTGAATTGTATGACTGTGCCACGAATAAAATAATTAACGCTGATGAATGGTTAATTAATTCTGATAAATGGGACACGGTTTCACCGCCAGAGCCGCCAAAAGAAAAAGTAGATCCAATGAAATTAGAGTTGATGTCACAAACTCAATTAAAAGAGCAAGTGAGAACTCAAGTTCAATTTAGCCGTTTGGTATTTGATTTAGAAGGCTGGCCACGTGAAGAATTTGAAAAATTTTGCGATGAAGTCTGTGCATTGATTCAGGAAGAGAAAAAATCAAATCGATTTTTATTTGGCTGGGGCGAATGATGAAAGATTTTTATATTCACCGTAGTGCATATCACGACGGTTCAACAAAAGGCTTTCGCCACGGTATTAAACATAAACGGCACGATTGCTTTCGTGGAGATGTGCGGGTGCTGCAACGTATTGATGGCAAAATGGTACAGATTTCTCGCATGCGAAAACGCTTTAAAACCTATGA